CTATTCTTTTCCGAACGTTCGCTATCCCATTGATACGTTTTTTTCCACCTTCTGACGGTGCCTTCCGGAAGCTCCAGCTCATTAGCGATATCAATTAATTTCTCGCCCTTCAAATATAACTTTTTTGCTTTATCGACTTTTTCATTTGGAGCTCTCGCCAAGAAAATCACCTCGTAAGACAACTTTAGGGCCGCCCGTCAAAGCGGAACAGCCCTTCAGAAAGGAAATAATATGAAACAGTGTGCAACCTATCTCAAGGCGATAGCCATGCCGGTGAATCCGGTCTGCTACTGCTGATTTTACGCACCCAGCATAATCGTAAGGAGGAAAAACAAAATGTCAAAAGACATCCATCCACGCTCCATTCTACAAAAACACTTTCTACTGTAACTGCAAACTTCATACATATCCTGCTTTTTCTTCTACAATTTTTGCAAAATCAGAGCACCAGTTGTATGCCGTTCGTTCTGATACCCCGACTTCCATGGCAGCCCCGATGATGCTTTTTCGTTTTTTTAAGTAGCACATTTCAATCAACCTCATTCTGTCGACGCCATCATCCATTTGTAAAGTATCATGAATTGCACACTTAACAGCATAGTAGTGTACAGCTTCCTGTAATGTTTTAGGCTGCTTTCCATCTCTGAAATGCTTGATCCACGCCATCACCTGAGGCTTATAATACTTCTTATAGTACGGCATCAATCATCCTCCTCCCACTCGTCGCAATCTTCTGCATATTCAAAATTATCCATGCAATCGCACAATATGTTGCATTTGTCTCTATAATTACAAATTATGCAATATTGATGTTTGTCACTTGCATTTCCGATACATTCCAACTTGCACGCCATAACCCCGTCACCCCTCAAAAGCAATGTCGTAATCCGCATGGTGACTTAGCATGTCCGCCCATCTCACCGACGTCCGATATCCGCCATTTTCCATGATGAGCCCGAAGAAATCCCGATAGAGGGCACACACCCGACCTCTTTTCTCCTCGATTCCCGTCATACCGGTTGCACGGACGCCATCGCTTTCATACGATTTTTGTTTGATCACTACCTTCCTGCCGATGTACGTTTCTCTTTTCAGCTTGTCGATATCCTCCGTGTGAATTGCCTGATTTGCCTTTTTTGCCTTTTTTGCCTCCTCATAGCTGAATACAGCGTTTCTGTTGTGTCTCCTGTAAGTTTCCTCACGGCAGATATTATAGACGCTAGATTTGCTCAGAGCGAGCACACAGGCTATATCAGTGTATCTCATTCCCTCATCATGCATTCGCACAATCTTTTTTCTCTCATCGTTTGTGATACTGTATCCCGCCGGCATTATTTCAACCTCCCATCATCACTTGCATTCTCCTTAAGGTATTTCTGAATCTTCGGCAGATACCAGAAAATTCTGGAACCCACTCTGACTTTCGCCTCCGCCTTTTCTCCGATGATCTCGGCTGACGATTTGCCAGCTGATAAAACCTCCATGAGCATTTTTGTCGTAACAAGTAATTTAAAATCCATTTTATACCTCCTGCTAGCCATTTTAAGGCGTTTTATTTTAGTGCTCGATAATTTTATCGTCTTTTGTATTTCGCCGCTCTATTTGTCTCATACGAGTCTCAAGAGCGTCAACGTCAATTTCTCCGCTTTGTATTTTTTCAATCAACGCCTTTAGCATCTTCGGCATCTGCTTATTTTTTTGCTCTTTCTCCGACAGTTGCTCGTACAGCGTCCGGAAGTTCGCCCGATCCGCAGCAATGTTCTCCGACTGACAGATGTTTAAGAACCCGATTCGTTCAACACACTTACGGGTTACCGGCTCAAAGCTCGCCATCGCCTCATCTACCCGGTAAGAGCCGTATCGCCGGATGGCAGCGATCACACTTTCCCAGCCTTCGCCCCAGTCAGGAACCTCACCGTTCTTGATCTTTGCTGCCTCTGCCCGGATGTCCGCAATCGACGGCGACCACTTGTTTACAGCTACCCACTTGTTCAAAGCTACCTCTGCGACCCGATACGGGATGTCCTGCAATTGCTTAAACCAAAGCTCCATAGCCTGTGTGTTCGGCAACAGGTTTTCTCGCGGATAGTAAGTCTTTAAGGCCATCGTGAACATCGAGAATTCATTCTTGTCCATGTCTTCATTCCCCTTCTGCTGCCCATCTGGCAGCCATGTCATAAAAATCGTCTAACTGCTGCGCCGTCTTGTTCGGTGCTTGATTTCTGACCCCAGACCTATTGGACCTATTGTCATACTTGCCTTCAAGCACCTTCGCCATGCTTGAGTCCTTGATGAGCCAATCAAAATCTGCTGACCAATTCCGGTCATTTCCGCCCTTCAAAAAGGCTGATGCCTCTGCTTTTTCGAACAAAGCTTTGAAGTCATCAAGGCTATACGTCTTCAATCGTGCCTTGATAGCTTTCTTTCTATCTTCGTTGATGACCTTGACAGAAGGGTACGAAATGCAAATTTTGTGGTACATACTAACAACTTGTTTACAAGTTGTAGTTATATTATTCTTTTCTTTTTCTCCTTCTGTATCTAGTTCTAGTTCTCTATCTTCTTCTACTTCTTCTTCTAGGGAGC